CTTATGCCCTGGCAAAAATACTGCGCTAATGATTTTTTGACTGTTAATGCTGAAAATATGTGGGTTCGTAAGACCATAATGCTCTGCACTAGCAGGCAACAAGGTAAAACTACGCTAGCTGCCCTCTTGATCTTGTTTCACTTATTCGAGATGGGCACGATGTCTATAATTGGCATCTCCTCTAATAAAAAGATGGCTAGGGACACATTTGACAAGGTGGAGCTTATTATTGAGCAAAATGACTTTTTGTCGGTGCAGATTAAGAAAACCTATGGCAAGCAACTGGCATCCAGGGCTAATGGCTTTGAGAGCATCAATTTACTGAGTGGTGCTAGGTATGAGATTTGCGCAGCTACGGCAGATGGAGCTAGAGGCAAGTCTGCAGACCTGCTATTTATTGATGAGCTTGCATTTGTCAGTGAGGAGGCTTACGCCGGTGCTAAGCCTGTAACTAGGGCTAAAGCTAACGCCATGACTATTTTAACTAGCTCTGCAGGATGGGCTACATCGACTGTGCTCAATGATCTCAGAGATCGAGCATTAAGCTATCCGGCTAAAACCTTAGGATGGTATGAGTACAGCGCCCCAGCTTTATGCAAGCTAGATGATCGTAAAGCCTGGGCTATGGCAAATCCAGCTTTAGGCTACACAGTCACAGAGGCAACGCTAGAGGAGGCGCTGAGCACAGATACGCCGGATGTCTTTAGGCGTGAGGCTCTTACCCAATGGGTGACTAGCCTAAGTAGTCCCTGGCCTGAGGGATCATGGCAGGCCTGCAGCGATAGCAAGCTAGTTATGGGCCCAGGGCCAGCTACATATTTTGCTTTTGATAAAGCTATTAGTAAGCGCACAGCTTCCTTAGTAGCAGGCCAAATCTTGCCCGATGGTCGCATAGGCGTGGCAATGCTCGATACTTGGCGCGCAGATCATGTAGTCGATGATTTAGCTATAGCAGCTAAAATCAAAGAATGGGCAGATAAATACAGGCCGGTGATGATTTGCTTTGATCATTTTGCTACAGCCTCTATAGCTGCCAGGCTAACTGCAAGTAACCAAAATATGGTTGATGTATCGGGCACAGCCTTTTACCAGGCATCCGGTGATCTCCTCGATGCCATAGTAGGTAAGCGGCTAGTGCACAGTGGTCAATTAGAGCTTAATACACAGATGGAGGCTTGTGCTGCTAAAAACTTGGACTCATCGTGGCGTATCGTGCGAAGGGCCAGCGCAGGCGATGTCAGTGGGCCAATTAGTTTGGCTATGATTGTAAATAAAATGCAAGAGCCTGTCAGTAGCCCCATGATTGTTGCAGGTTAGACACGCCGCGCAAGGCAAATGTACTAAATGTCCCTATTAGGTGATATAGGGCTATTATAGCAGTATGGGTATATTGTCGGCTTTACGCTTAGTTAAAAGCGAGCCTGACATTTTACAAAATCAATATGCACCAGCTGTAATGAACTCTGTTTATGGTTTAGGCAATTTGTCTGATTACGGCCTGGGTTATGACAGTGCAGGCATTGATCTTAACAGCGCCATGCAAGTGCCTACAGTCTCCAAATGCAGGCAGCTTATATGCGGCACTATTGCAGGCATACCTTTAGAGCTTATTAATAAAAAAACAGGTGAGCGTTTAGGCTTGCCAGTGTGGTGTGAGCAACCCGATATACGACAGCCGCGAAGTGTCACAATAAGTTACACAGTGCAGAGCTTGCTTTTCTACCAAATTGCTTACTGGGAGGTTACACAGACATATAGCGATGATGGAAGGCCTGCACGATTTGCATGGGTGCAAAATGATCGTGTGCAGCCAAAATTAAACTCTAAAGGCACAGAGGTAGAGTCCTATTCCGTAGATAACACTGTGCGGCCTATGTCCGGTGTTGGAAGTTTAATTACATTCCAGTCACTTCAACCTTCTGTGCTTGCAACCGGTGGGCGCACTATTAGAGCAGCTTTGGATTTAGAAAAAGCCGCTGCAATAGCTGCGCAGACACCTATCGCAAGCGGATATATAAAAAATGCCGGTGCTGATTTACCAGAGGCACAGGTGCAGGGCATATTAGCTGCATGGAAAGCTGCACGCTCTAGCAGAGGCACTGCATTTTTAACTAGCACGCTAAGTTATGAGACAGCATCATTTTCACCTAAAGACATGATGTACGGCGAGGCAAAATCTGACCTGAGTACCGAAATCTGCAGGCTTATGAATGTGCCGGCATACATGGCATCTAGCGATCAAAACAAAAGTCAGACATATCAAAATATCTTAGAGGCTAGGAAAGATTTTTACGCATACAGCCTTGCGCCTTATGTATGTGCCATCGAGGACAGGCTGAGCATGAATGACATTACAAATTCATCAAATTCTGTGCGATTTGCCAGTGACACCACATTTTTGCGAGCAGACTCGGTTACACGCTTAGCAACAATAGAAAAAATGCTAGCACTAGAACTTATTACGCTAGATCAGGCTAAGGCTATGGAGCAACTAACACCACAGGGAGGCACAGTATGATTTTGACATTTAGTACATCTATCCAGGCAGCCGATACAGAGCGGCGCATTATTAGCGGCAAGATTATGGAGTATGGAGCTACAGGTCAGACATCTGCCGGGCCAGTTATATTTCAAGAGGGCTCTATACAAATGCCTACGCCATCGAGGGTAAAGCTATTGGCACAACATGATGCAACAAACCCAATCGGGCGCGCACAATCATTTAGCAAGGATGGCGATTTTATTTATGGCACATTTAAAATTAGTAGCAGCTCTGAGGGTTCTCGCTATTTAATTTTAGCTGCAGAGGAGTTAGTGTCCGGGCTTTCCGTTGGCGTAGAGGTTATTTCCTCGCAGCCTACGGACACACACCTCTTAGTCACGAGTGCTCGACTCATAGAGGTCAGCCTGGTTGCAGCGCCGGCATTTGAAAATACGATGGTCACTAAAGTTGCCGCTAGCGCAAGCGATGCGGAGCAAGCAATACCTAACCCACAAACAGAGAGCGAGGCGGCAGTCATGACGACAGCCCCAGATAATACAGCCCCAGAACCTGAGGCAGAGGCTACGCCAGTTGAAGCCTCACGCCCAGTTACATCAACACCTTACATCGTAGGCGAGGTTCGCTCACCTATTAAAACAAATGCGCAATACATGGAGCACATGATCAAGGCAACTATGGGCAGTGATAGCTCTAGAGATTATGTGCGTGCAGTAGATGCACAATCTAAAAAAATGACTTTTGCAAATGACAGCTTCACTACAAACCCGGCATTTTCGCCAACAGTATTTTCTCCTAATGTCATTGACACATCATTATTGGTTCGACCAACAATCGAGGCATGCGGTGGTGCTAGGCCTCTAGATGCAACAGGCATGACGATTAGCCATCCAAAAATTACAACAAACGCAACAATTTCAACAGTTGCAGAGGGTGCATCAACAGCTGCTACACAAATTGTGTCAAGTTATGTAAATTGCACTGTGGTAAAACTGGCCGGCACACAGATCATGTCGGCAGAGCTTCTCGACAGATCATCTCCAAGTTTTTATGCAGCGATGTTTGAAAACTGCACCCGGGCATATAACAAGGCATCGGATGCAGCTGTAATCGCTGAAATTGTCAGCGGCGGCACATTGTGTGCTACAACAGTTGCAGCGAGTGCTACAGGTGTGCAGAACTTTGTAGGTGCTGGTGCACCAGCTGCATACGCTGCTAGTGGTGAGCTTGCCACAGCATACATTGCAGGTACATCACAATGGTCATTGCTCATCAATGCACAAGATAGCAACCTGCGCCCAATCTATGCAGCTGCTTTTCCACAAAATACATCTGGTGATGCACGCCCTACTAGCATCCGCGGAAATATATTAGGGTTAGACCTTTTTGTGGACACCAACATGGTTGCCACAACAATCGATGACAGTGCATTTATTGTCACACCATCGGCTATCGTAATTTATGAGTCACCAAAATTGACACTATCTGTCAATGTGGTTGCTACTGGTGAAATATCTGTTTTGCTTTATGGATATTTTGCAGTCAAAACTTTAATTTCAGGTGGCCTACAAAGATTTAACCTCACATAAATAAACCCTAAGCCGCTTACAGGGTTAGGAGGCCCTAGCCCTGTAAGCCTTACGATAGGAAGGATGCGCTCATGGCAGCTACATATACAACGATGGCAGAGCTACGCACATCCTTAGGCATAGGCACTTTGTATGCAGATGCAACAGTCGAGGAATGCTGTCAAACTGCGCAGGATTTAATTAACTCATTTATACAATTTAACTCTGCACCTGTTGTAGCTACTGGCTTGGCCAATAACACAGCCACAGTAGTAATCTCTAGCCCTGGCCAATTTGTAACAGGTCAATCGGTGACTATTGCAGCATCCGGGGCAACCTATAACGGCACACGCACCATTACTGGCACAGGGCCATTTGCTACTACACAGACCACTTTATTTTTACCTACACGCTACACATATCCTTTAGGCTATCAATACCTGCAATTTGCCATCACAGCATCCGATGATCCTATACATCTTGTATTGCCCTATGGCACTATGACAGGCCCCGATGATAAGACGGCAAGTTATGCAAATACAGCGGCAATACGATCAGCCTCACTCATGCTAGCTACTAACATTTGGCAATCAAGGCAGGCTACGCAAAATGGCGGCGCAGGCGTTGAGGGCTATGGCGTGAGCACATTTAGAATGTCAAATACGCTTATGGCATCTATTCGAGGCTTGCTAGCTCCATACCTTAACCCAGGCGCAATGGTTGGGTGAGCAATAATGACAGTCGCTCTGACCACGCTGCGCTCGACAGTAGCCACAGCTCTTACCAATGCTGGTGTGTGGAGCATTTTCTCATTTCCACCACCAGTAATTCTTGCCAATTCAGTGATAGTTGCGCCATCCGATCCATACTTAGAGCCACAGAATAACTCTTTTAATAGCATTAGTTGCCTAGCTAACTTCAAAATTATCATGGTTGTGCCATATCTAGATAATCAGGGCAATCTTTCAAACATCGAGGAGTTTATAGTGGCAGTATTTAACAAACTATCTGCCTCTAGCATTGTTTTTAATATAGGCGCTGCCTCTGCTCCCACTATGCTTGATGTGCCCTCAGGTCAAATGCTTACTGCAGATTTTGCCATATCCGTACTAACTACTTGGAGCTAATATGTCACTTACAGATGAAGACAAAGCATTTTTAATCAAAATCGGGCAAGAATTGCCGGTAGAGGTTAAAGAAAACAAACAAACAAAGCCAACACAAACAGAGAAGGATGAGGAATAAGCATGGCTATTTATTTATCAAATGGGGTAGTGGTCACGCTTAATAGTGTTGATCTCTCCGATCATGTAACTAGCGCCACAATCAATAGACAATTTACGGAACTGCCTGTCACAGCTATGGGCGATTCTGCGGAAAAATTTGTAAAAGGATTAGAAAACAGCACTATTACGCTTGACTTTTTAAACGACACAGCCGCTAGTAGTGTAATCCCAACGCTGCAAGCTGCCTGGGGTACAACAGTAGCTCTTAAACTAAAACAAACAAGCGCCGTGATATCTGCTACAAATCCTGAATATCAGACGACTGTGTTAGTAAATAACACACAAGATATAAATGGTGCTCCAGGCGATGTAAGTATGCAGAGCATTACTTTTACCTGCAACAGCGTTATAGTTGTAGATACCACACCATAATCGACTAACTAGCTAAAGGGGCCTCACTATGGCAAGACTAAAAATTACTATGACAGATGGCAGCGTGACAGAGCATCAAATTACACCTCGCATTGAGTGGGCATTTGAACTTTACGCCAAGCAAGGATTTCATAAGGCTTTTAGAATCGAGGAAAAACAATCGGATGTATATTGGTTGGCTCATGAGTGTTTGAGATCATCA